CCACGAACAAAGTCATCGTGAACGCCATTGCTACGTGCTGCTGAATATTCATTAGCAAAGTGGTGCACCAATTCGCCATGCACCAAAGCATGTGCAAGTTTTTCATCAGCATGTTTGCCAATGTGTTCCGCAACTTCACTATCTCGGAACGATTCTGCTTGTGGAATAGCACCGTTGGTACTTGTCATCAGGCTATGAATAGTTCTTGGGTTAGTTGTAAGCGTTGCTGGATGGTGTGCGTCGAAAATACTATGGGTTTCATTATGCATGTGTTCATAATACCGGGCGTGACTATCGGTTGCCCCAATCATATCGTGCAAAACTTGATTCTTCTCACTTTCCGAACCAGTGCTCATGACATTATCAATCAGTTTAGCATGGTATGTTTTTAATTCATCATGTGATTCTGGTTCGCTCGTGTTGTTGATTGTTGAATCAATTTTCTTATGCAATGCGAATGCCTCGTGAGAAGGTAGCTTTTGAATCTCATGCAAGTCTGCTTCCTTGTCGTACTTTGATCTATTGATTGTGTGATGATGAATATAATCATCGGCGTCCTTTTCGGAAGTATGCTTATCACTATAGAAGTCGTCGGAGCCTTCACCATCATGATCTTCAGCATTAGAAATCAGAGAATGGATTGTGTATAGTGCTCTTTCTTTATGTGGTAATTGGTTGTGAATTTTGTTCACCAAGTCATACATGTTATTTTCATGATTCCCCATAGCTTCGTAGTCATCGTGCTTGTATTGTTCATTCTCGGCATGCTCTAACCCAGCGCGATTCGCATTGACTACGTTGTCTCGAATTCTCGATGCTACCAAACTCATGTCAGAATTTGTTTCAATTGGCTTTTCCATCCTTAGAGAATTTCCGTCATCATTATACAATGATGGATTTTTGGTATAGATTCCCGGCTTGGATTCATAAGACTTTTCGGACCATGCACCAACTTTCTCACGCAAAGCATTCTTTGTGCTTTTTGACATAGACCCATATGTATTTGCTTCGGGTCTATAAATTCTATGGCTACCATTTACAAACTGTTTCAAATTTACGCGACCGATAGGACTTTTCAAAGTGTCATCACCGGCCTTTGTGATGTACGCAGTCAATGTCCCATGTTGAATATCATTTTTCAAGAAGTGCTGATTGATACCTTTATTGGAATCCCCGGCAAAACTTGGCATCTGCATACAAGAAGTCCAGCCGCGCCCCGTAGACATTCCGCATACATCGTGCTTACCTCGGGTGATTACAAGCTGCTTAGAGCCTCTAGATGCCCTTGTTGGGTCTGCTGCATACGCCTGTGAGTATGTCAGATAATTACCCGCCTTGTTGTGGATGTATGGCGCGTCTTGGTCGCCACCATGCTGCTCAAGAATCTTAGAAATCTTTACTTTCTTTGTGGGGGTATCTTTGTGTGCCGCCATGCCAGATTGGTATTCATCCGTATGATAGCCGTGATGTGCAAGTTTATCCATGATTGTCCGAGTGTGCGGCAATTCTTGGTACTCGCTGCGATTATTGTGTGAAATTGGTGTGTCTACATGGTCGAATGGGATTACCAATTTATCGTTACCAGCACCAAATACTTTGTCGTGGTCTTCTTTTGTATCACGACCAACATGCATACCGTCTGCGCGTTTTTTCTGGTAGTCGTTAAGTTCTTCGACAATGGGATTAGTTAGGCCGAAAAATTCGTGAAAGGTTTTCATTGTTATTTCCAATAAGAAAAGGGAGCATTTGCTCCCTTATTTAACCAAACTTTAGCTTAGTCCTTTGTTCAACCCCATTAGCCGCTACTGGTAATGGTTCTTGTGGTAAATCAGCATCGTACAAGGTCATCTTAGCCCTATCAATACCAACTGTCCAAGAATTCGGGTTTGTCATACTACCATTCCGATTCTTTAGTAATTTAAACCGAACCAGCCCGGCTTGGTCGAGTTCTGGTGTACTCGTCATAATCCATATCATGTCAGCAGTATGTGTCACAGCAATACTATCGGCAATCGCATCTAGTTCCGGGTCGCTATTGTTCATACCACCACGGTTAGTTTGCATAGGGGCAATTCCAACCGCATTGTAGTCCATCATAACCCCACGCAATTCTTCCGACACAGTTCCCAAGAATGTATTGGTGTTTACATTCCCAAGTTTAACTTGATGACTCGCCATTAGGCCTAGATAGTCGATGCAGATTACATCAGGAACAAACCCCTGCTTCTTCAATGTGTTTAGCAAAGTACGCAAGTGCATCGAGTGAAAAGTTTTTGGTGCAAAAGCCTTGATAATGATTTTACCAATGTTCTTTTGCTTCAACTTATCCAACCTAGCAATGAATGTCTCTTTAGGGATTTTCTTCACCTCCCACACATTGACATTCAGTAGCTTTGCATCAATCCTTTCAGCAAGCTGCTCCGCCGCCATCTCTAGTGAAATGTACAGCACATTGCGACCTTGCATAACGTGGAAAGCTGCTTGGTCGGTCATGAACAAACTCTTACCAGTACCAGTAGCTGCAATAGGGATTGCAAGTGACCTACGAGGCATTCCAAGGCCACCTAGCACCTTGTTTAGCATACTTAGACTGAACGGTACTCGCTCTTCTTTACGGTTATAGAAATCATGCCGACTTTCCATATCGTTAAAGTAATCATGACCAATAGTTTCGTCAAAGTTAATCGACAATGCTTCGGCAAACAGGTCTGGGATAGCTTCTGGTAATTTCTTACCTTTAGTCTTATCAGTTTCATCAAGGATGCTCAAAGACTCCATGATGACGTTGTAGCAAGCCCGTTCGGTCAAATACTTCTTGGTCTTCTTTACGAGCCACTCCGCCGATAGACCTTTGATCTTTTCGGCATTACCATCTACCCAAACTTTTCTAAGAAACTCGCTGGAGGCGTTTAGTGTGTCTTGTGTAATCCCTTTACGGTCTTTGAGTTCAACTAGAGATTCGTCGTGCGTCGGTAAGACTTTGAATTCATCCATGTGTGATTTGATAATAGAAAACACCACTTTGGCATCTTCGCTCTCAAATAGGTCTGGATGAATCTTTGACGAAACTCGCTCAAAATAATCTGGATTATGGGCGCAAGCACCCACAATCAATACTTCAAGTTCTTTCATTAGTCGGCTTTGTTAGTATCCAGTTTCTTTTCTTGTTCTGATTCTTCTGCAACCAGAACGATGATGTTGTGCATTACAGGGACAGATACGGTGTCGTGAAACTCCCGCAAGATTTTTGCAGCAGGGGACTTTTCATAGAACTTCCCTTTGTGCTTAAAGATGTGAAAGTCTGTAGAGAACACTAGCTGACCAGTTGCATCTTCCTTGACTTCGTTGTACGAGAAGATGGTTCCTTCAAAGTCCCCTTCGGTCACATTGATAACAGTTACTGAAGGGTCATCAATGCTATTACCATAGGCTACTGCTGGGTGGGGTTCAAGTTTTGTTTCGCTCATAATTATTCCAGTTTTGGTAAGATTTTTATAGGTGACGACCATTTTGTACTAAGTGGGATTTGCTTTACGGGAATTCGCTTCCCACTAGAATCAACAAACCACATATCAGGTGATTCGCCTAGGATTGTAACACACTTTGGCGCAGAATTTGTAGCCGCCATGATATAGAGGCCTGCCGAAGTTGGTCGGAACCTCGACAGGCGCAATAGCACTTCTTGCTTAGACAGCATCTAAGTCTTCTTGTGTAGTTTGTTTGACCAAGCAATACTTGGACTTCACGAATGTGTCGAAAGCTGGATTCTTTAGGATAGTACCCAAGAATCCATCATTCTCGGTGTCATCCCGGCGAACCTTTGCACCAAGCAATTCCCCAGTAGATTTGTCAATAATCTGATACCAACCCTTAGAGGCGTTAGAAACAAAACCACCTTCAATAGCCAAATCAAGAATACCAGAATATTTGTTGATGCCGCCATCATAAGTAACTGTGAACATGAACTTAGACTTCTCACGAACATACCGGGACTTTTCGGCATTTAATGTAAAGTTCCATCCAACCAAATCCGTGCCATCTTTTTCTTGAGACTTACCGATAATGAATGCTGTGTTTGCCGAATATATCAGCCCCTGACCACCCGCAATGATTGTCTTGCTATACCTTGCACCAATTTCTTCATAGGTGTGACAGATAGCAATACAAGGAATGTCTTTAGCAACCAGCGATGGGGTCACCATGCGGAATAGAGACTTGACAGTCTTTGCACGAGTCATATCACCAACCGTCTTTTCATTTTCGGCATCATCAATCTCTTTGATAGATGCCGTATTCCCGATAGAGTCGATCATAAAGATTACATGGTCGCCGCGATTGATTTGCTTCAACTGGTTTACCAATTCAAACTTCACCATCTCTAGGTGTTCTACAGGTACATGGATGACCCGAGAAGCGTCCACACCATTTTGTGCAAGATAGTCTGGAGTGATACCACCTTCGCTATCTAGGATAACGGCAACTGCATCATCGTACTTGTTCAAGTAGGCTTTGATGCAAACCAGTCCTAGCATAGTCTTGAAAGACTTTGATGGACCTGCTGCAAGGATTAGTCCTGAATGGATGCCACCATTAACAGAACCAGAGAAAGCGGCGTTGATGATTGGAATGTCTGTAGAGATAACATCCCGTTGGTTGAACATGACGGATTCTGACATGATTGCAGAATTTTTTACGGTAGATGCCGCAAGCATTTTTTTCATTAGTGGATTCATAATTTTCCTATGCGTAGTTTGTGATGATGTGGTGATTCTTCTATCAAAGAATTATGTGTTCATTTACAGGGTTTCATATCTCCATTGTCATAGTGCTAGTTCCATTACGGATGGTGTTTTGGGCTACTCAATACAACAGCACCAAGGTGTAAGTTTAAAGACTTGTCATAGTATTTTGTTGGTTCTGATATATTGAATCCTTCCTTCTTAGCAAGTCGTTTTGCTATTGCGTGATAAGTGTCAAAGTGGCTATGCTTAAAGTTATTTTCCTTATTAGTATTTCCGATTATCTTAACAAGTTTTCCTTCGTTAACTCGATTCTTTGCAAAATTAGCAATAGTAGCAACCCATCTGGGATTTGGTTTATGATTTGATGGAATAGATTTTCCTATATCAAGCCCAGTGTCATCCGAATGGTGAATTTCCCAATATCCATTATTATCAAATTCAAAAATAGTTCCACGCGCTCCTTCGATTTCATGAGTTACTGCATTTTTGTAAGTACCAACATCTCCATGAACATTTCCACCCGGAGGTGAAGTTTCATATGGATTGTCCAAAGATTCCATTAACTCTAATTCAAACTTAATGTCTTCTAAGTATCCCATTGCTTTTCCTTTTAATATGTTTAAACATGCTTCCTTATGAGTCCACCCAATATAATTATTTTCATTAGTTCTAGTTTTCATAACTACATATTGAGCGACCCCTAAGAACGATTTGAGATGAATTCTTTTTGTAATTGTTACTGTACGATAGTCATTTTCATAATATATATCAGAGACATAGAATTCAAACAAATTTGCCGCAATGTTTACAAATTTGTAAATTTCACTAAGAACATCATCGTTTTTTAAAAATTTTATTGTTGTAGATTTTTCATAATTCATATATTGCTTAACAATATCAACAAAAAATTCTACAATGTCGGGTGTCGTTCCGGTGTTTAATTCTAAAACAGCGGTGGGTATGTCTTTGTTTACACTAAAATAAATTTCATTTGGTCTTTCATTGGTTACTACATGAATAAACCCAAGAAGATTTGGCAAAGTATATGTATCAGCCGTCTTTAAATTTTTGTCCAGCATTATAGCCCTTAAATTTTCTGCATGATTATGTTGCGGTAGCCACTATCGGGTTTGTCAACTTGTTCTACGACAACTTCATTAGTTGGTTCTGGTTCGGATTGTACCATAGGTTCGTTAATAGCCTCTATTGGGTCTTCTACGGCCTTTAATGGTGCTGGTGGGGGCACTATAGCAACTTCGTCTTTGTGCCCCGTAAACAGGCTTTGCGAGGCCATCAGTAGCACCGCTGCGAGTGGGTCGAATACAAACACTATCAGATAGATGACGATGCGGATTGCGCCTTCGATGGAACCTATAGAAGAATCACCATAGAAAGTTTTAGCGAGGTAAACTGCTGGCCCGACTTCTGCCTGCACTTGACGATTCTCACCTTCTACACTTAGTCGTTCTTGGCGCAGCTTTTGAATGTCTTTATCAATAGTCTTGATTTCCCCATCAATAGAATTGCGCTGGACTTTTTGCTTGTTGTGCAAAGAAACCCCAACAGAACCTTTGTCACCCTTAGAAACGGAATCTACATAGCCATCAAGCCTAGACCTATCAGCAATCAATTCTTTGCGCCTAGACTCGATAGTGGTGATTTGGTTATCGACAAACTCAAGTTTAGACAATTGAGATTGAGATGCATTTGTGTGTACAAGTGCAGCACTGGACAAGTACCCATAGATGCCTGTTGATGTTAGCACCATAAGGATGCCAAGAGCAATACACAAGTACGTTTTAAGAACTTTGTTGACATTGTTCCAATGAGCATGTAAGTACAACACACCAACAATTTTACAGGCCTCTAGTGCAGCAAATGGAATGAATATCCCTACAAAGATTTTAGATAGGCCAGAAACAGAAATATAAGCGGCAATAGCCGCCAAAGAAGCAGCAGCCGATAGTGTCAAATAGCGCATAGGATTATTGTGGTTTTGGAGGGTCTGTCCTAGACGCTAAGACAGAAATGTTGTGGTCATTTAACTTCGCGTATTTTGCAAAGTAGAAAAGATTTAGATTGATGTAGTAAAGTCTTTTGTAAATGTCTCGCACAATCAAGACAAAGACTACCGCAAGTGTGGTAACAATAATTTCAAACAAGGTAGTCTTTCTTAGCAGCTTACCGCTGCTTTGTTGGTAGGTCTTTAGATGGCTTTGTGCGGTTTATTGTAGGCTTAACAAATTCCCTATCAGTTCTTTCTAAATGAATTTTCTTTTTAGCCATCATGCGAATTTCTATAGACTGACTATCATCATATTCATCCGATAGGTACTTACCTAGTTCATTGGGATGTATTTTCAAAGCTCATATTCCTTTTCAAACCTACGCACAGCAAAATCTTTAATTCGTGTAAACGTCATATCGGCACTCTCTGACGTATTTATTACCCAATCGTGTTGTTCGTTGAACAATTCCCGAACGCCGATTGTGGATGGATGTGGGGCAACTGCGAATGGGTTGATCGCGGTGCAAAACTTTTTGATAACAGACTTCTTGCGATAGTTTCGCTCCAAGTGGATAATTGTACCACCATACCGACGAATGAAGTCAACCTCATTCGGAAATCGAACATCATCAAAGACAACATAAGAATTTTTGCGGTTTGGTGCAATAGTTTGTGTGGCTAAGTCTCGGAAGCGAATCTCTGCATGTTTTACCCAGACATTCTCGTCGTGTGCTCTAGCAAACTCCGAACCAAATTCAATAAGCAATTCCCGAGGACTTGCATTGAGTTCGGGGATTTTTCGTTCTTTCAATACCCTGTCTGAAAAGTGGTTAGGTGTAAGTTGCTTGAATGTACTTAACAAAACACTTCTAGGAGCATCGGCAAAGGAACATACAACCGTAGGTTCTGCTGCCCCGTTGATTAGCTTAATCATTTTTGCTATGGTTGATTTGCCAGTCCCAGTCGCCCCGGCAAGACCAATTAGTTTTGTTTTCATTGAATAACGATTTTGATGATAATGATGTAAAAGGTAATGTGTAATAGTTGGTCAATAGCGTTTGCTAGAAATAGCAATCTAGGCTTTGTCAACAACCGGTATTTATGCACCAAGTTTGATTTGACCCAATCAATATGGTAATGACTAATCCCATCCACCAATGCCATCAACAAGCCCGTTACGAGGTGATTGACGGATGCGCCATGCGTAGCCAATAGCCAGCAGGTCACCAATACAAAAGTCGTATCGGCATGAAGGTTTGCATGCACAATCCCATCACGACCACCATAGAGGCGTTTGTTCTTAGGCTTGAATATACGCTGTAGGACATAATCTACGAATATGTGCTTTACAACATAACACAATATCAAAAGTTCCATAGTGACCCTTAGATGCCGTTGAATGAGATGCTATCTGTAATATCCATCAAGTTCTTGACGGCAAACTCTTTACTAAAAGTTTTACCACCGACCTCGAACAGTTCGATTGCCCCGAGAATTGTACTAGCTACTGTGTTTGAGCACCACATTTCCATATAGTGCTTGTCCCAATCACTTCTAGTAACAATGTACAGTTCCATCATAAAGCGCCTTGCTTACGCACACCAATGTCGATTACGCAGGTCATACCACTGTCATATTGTTCGGCAATGGTGAATGTGCCTGTGGTCTTGTTTACATAGATTACAGTTGACGTACCACTTTTATTACGCACAGTTGAGTATAGGGTTTCTTTGTGTCGTGTACTCAAAGTTTCTACGAGTAGGTCGGTCTTGTAGCAAGGGCGCTGTACAACGTCTGGGGGTAGTAGCGCGGCGGCTTGCAAAGAAACTGCCATGAGCAAAGTAGCAAATAAAGATTTCATAGTGACTCCAAAAGTTGATGGCACGAATTGTACATCAAATTTCAAGAAATTTCAAATCCTCAAAATTTTTATTTTCCGAACGTGAGTAGCCGAGTGGGTTACAAACAACAGTCGTATTGTTGATGTTGTACTCAAAAGAATTGTGCATATGACCATGCAGCCAATAATCTGCTTGGAAATCATCGGCATACATCATTTCATCTAAGTCTGTATAGTAGGCGTAGTTCATCTCCACATCATGCTTATAATCATCATGTACAGACTGATACGATGGTGCATGGTGTGTGACAACGATGACTTTCTGGTCTTGGTTATCCCGCCTAGCATTCTTCGCAATGTACGCCTTAGTCTTTTCAAAACATGCAATAACATCATTGGCACTGATTTTACACATGTTGCAGTAATTCCTGATGAATCTAAAGTCATTCATAGACCGAACCGCAGTTATCTTGGTGATAGGGTTGCCTTTGTTCAAATCTGTCCACAAAGTCCCACCAAGGAATTTGATGTTGCCAATGACAACCGATTCATTCTGTAAGATGTGTACATTTGTAAGACCCTGATCGACAATAAGCTGCTTGGCCTTCGGCACCATAGTGTCTAAGAACCCATCCCAATAGTCGTGGTTACCAAACACGATGACTACTGAATGAAACCTAGCAGAGATTAAAGAAATCCATGACGGTTGCAAATGGCGGCGGTTAAACGGCCTATTCTCGGCCCATAAGTCTCCGGCAATGACTAGGATAGTATCTTGGTCGCTTTCGTGTTCTATGGGACTCCATATCAAATCACATTCAACATCACCGTGCTTATACATTTTGGTGAATGTAGAATCTAGGTGAATGTCCGAAATTAGTCTAACTTTCATTGAGAACCTTTAAGGTTGTTGCAAGCGTTTATATAGTATTCGATTTGTGTGTCTGGGGTGCCTAATACCCTACACGCCTTGGTGTAGTCGTGTATAGTGAACCCAACCAATCCACTCGTTTTTACAAAATTGTCAAGCTGACATTCCAACATATCAGAGTCATCGTCAATGATGACATAGTTTTCAATCTGGGGATTTTCTTCTAGGTAGACAGCAATTTCTTCACCGCGCCTTCCACTTCGACTATTACAAGTTTTGCCGATGACTGGGATGACAAGCGCCGGTTCAAATTCTGCAACATCATGCGTCTTGCGCCACGTAGAACTTATAACAACCTTGGCACCAGTTTGTCTGACCAACCTTTGAATAAGCCCCAGAGCAACATTGTCAAATAGTTCTATCTGATCAAGTAAGTAAGGATACCCACCAAGGGCCATTGCGGATTCTACAGAATTTAAGACACCATCAATGTCTAAGAAAATAACTTTCATTGAAGGGCTTTATCCATGTCCAGAACCGCATTACAAAGTGCTAGTAGGCCTTTGTTAGTAATGTCTGCTCCATCAAGAATGTTCCGTGCAAGGTTTACAGCAGCACTGCGGTCAACATAAGGTTTTGAAAATTCTACAACTAAGTCTGCAAAAGTTTCTATGTTAGCTCTTTGAATTGGACCTACAGAATAGAAGTCTTTTAGTCTGTCTGTAGATGGGTCTGCTAATGCTTTTATGATAGTTTCTTTAGGAACTATATAAGAATTTTTGATAGTCATAGCGATAGTCTTTAATAGTTAATTTCAACAAAATTATTTATAAGACTACCTGAACGAAGTGAAGGTAACAGATGAGTGAAACGAATCTGTCTTTGCAAGGAAGTCTATATAAGCCTTTATTGTAACCTATAAGTTCTTTACAAAAGCAGCTAAAGCTGCATCTCCGCTTCGCTCCGATAAATTTTTATAAGACTTTTATGAAAACCATTTAAAGAATTTTTAAGAAGGTATTCATTTAAGCCTTTTTGAATTACTTTGATACTACCGATGTTAGCATACTTTTTATGAAAAGTCAAGAAATTTTGAAAAATAAATTTATAAGTGTTGTTTTCTTGCAACTTAACAACAAAATTTATTTTAACAACGTGTATGTTACTGTGCAAACTTCATGATACAATTCATACATCGCAGCACTTGAAGGAACTGAATATGAACATTACTACAGCTACTGAGTCATTGATTGCTTGGATTGAGGGTAACACCGCTAACTACGTTGCAGAAGAACTTTCTAAGACCCACCCCAAAGAATATTGTGATAGCGTCATTGAACGTAAAAAGCACAAAGTCTTGGTT